GGTGGTGCGGGTGGTTATCGTTGTTCAGTTCCAGGAGAATCTTCAGGGGGCGGTGGAAGCGCAGAAAGCGTTCTAAGTGTTACTGCCGGAACCTCTTATACGGTTACGGTAGGAGGTGGAGGCGCCGGAGCATTGGCTAGTGGAGGCACTCCTAATCAAAACGCTGGCTCACAAGGTACTGATTCTACGTTTGCAAGTATCACATCAACCAAAGGTGGCGGTGGCGGCGGATATGGCACTTCTAATGCGTCTTCTGGCGGATCGGGCGGTGGTCTTGGTTCTTTTACTGGTAGCGGAGCGGCAGGAACTGCTAACCAAGGATATAAAGGTGGTGATGGGGCTGGACAAAATAACGGAACTGCTGGTGGCGGCGGCGCAGGTTCGGTTGGTGCAAACGCTCCTGGCGTATTTCTCGGCGGCGGCGGAAATGGAGGGTCAGGGGTTTCTTCATCAATAACTGGAACTGCAATTTCCAGAGGCGGTGGCGGTGGCGGCGGAGCGCATAACACGGGCAGTGGTGGAACTGCTGTTGCTGGCGGTGGGAATGGGGGCAATCCTAGTGCTACAGGTTCGAACGCTTCACCACAAAATTATGGTGGCGGTGGCGGTGGCGGTTCAGCTGGCAGCAATGGCGGCAACGGTGGGTCAGGCGTTGTCATCATTGCATATCCAGATACTTTTGCGGACCTTGTATCAATTGGCGCTGGCTTGACCTACAGCATCAACACTGTGAGTCGCCCTGGATACAAGGTCTACACATTCACTGCCGGAACCGGCACGATTTCATGGTGATCAACATGGCACATTACGCACTTTTAGATCGAAACAATGTCGTTGTTCAAGTCATCACAGGCAAGGACGAGGATGAAGGCATCTACGACTGGGAATTGTTCTATACCCAAGAAACTAGATTGCAAGCTAAACGCACAAGCTACAACACGCAAGGTGGTGTGCATTTAATGGGTGGTACACCATTCCGCAAAAACTACGCAGGCATTGGCTACACCTACGATCCCGTTCGTGACGCGTTTATCCCACCAAAACCAACACCAGATGCTGTACTTGATGAAGCAACTTGTCAGTGGATAGTGCCTGCGTCTGATTCGATTGGAGCCGATTCCGTATGAATATCAAGTTAGATCTGTCCCTTGAGGAAGTAAATCAGATCCTGACCACGCTAGGGCAGTTGCCCTACGCACAGGTGGCTAATCTGATTGAAAAGATCAAAGCCCAGGGGACGCCCCAGGTTCCTGATAGCAGTGAGTCTTAAACGTGGAAGACAAGGCCCACGAACTGGCGGTCCTTAAAGCCCAAGCCAGGATTAGGCTTGATGAGCTTAAAGCACAAGACTCGGCCAAAGAAGTAGCAGGTAAAGCCATCGGCGAAGATGGCTTACTGTATATCTTCCTAATCGTAATCGTGGGTGTTGGTGCATCGTTATTCCTTGAAGGCGAAAAGATCGCCGCTGTAATGGGGTTACTTGGCGCTTCACTTACTGCGCTTATTCAGATGCTTAACGGCATAGCGGGAACCGCAGCCAAACAAGAGAAGCCTGAGTTTGAAGTCATTAAAGACCTTATCCATCGTCTTGACAAACTGGACCGAGCCGAGCAGCCCATGCAAGTTGATGTTGAAGGCTCCAAGGTTACGGTTAAGAAAGGCCAAGACGTTGTAACAGCTAAGGGGTAATCATGTTTGATCTGCTAAGCGGCGGTCTTCTTGGTTCCATCTTCGGCGGTATCTTCCGCCTCGCACCGGAAGTGCTGAAGTTCTTGGACAAGAAAAACGAACGCCAGCATGAGTTGAGTATGTTCCAGCTTCAGACCGACCTTGAGAAGCTGCGAGGCGAGTTCAAGATGGAGGAGAAGTATGTGGACTACTCGATCTCGCAAATGGACACGATTAAGGAGGCTTTTAAGGAGCAGGCCCAAACAGCAAAAGAGGCTGGTTGGTTGGCTTCTTTTATCACTGCTATTACCCGCCCCGGTCTTACTTGGATTGCATTTGGCGTATACGTGGCTGTCAAAGCTGCTGGCTTGACGATTGCTTTTCAAACCAACGCTAACTGGGCAGAAGTCCTAACCAAATCCTACGACGAGGATGACTTCGCCATGCTGAATATGATGATTTCATTTTGGTTCGTTGGTCGAAGCATAGAAAAATACCAAAAATCATGACAAAAAAAGTTCCTATAAATTGCAGCCATTGCGGAAGGTTGTTTGAACGCAAAAACGGCGGTAGAGAAAAGCAATGTTCGACAGCTTGTCGGTTTTGGTCAAAAGTTGGTCGCGCTGAAAGCGGTTGCTGGGAATGGCAATGGTCAGTTTTTAAGCAAACAGGATATGGGCAGTTTGCCCTCGACTCAAAAACCCCTGTCAACGCTCATCGCATGTCATGGGAGCTTGTTAATGGAACCGTTCCAAGTGGTTCGTTTGTTCTGCACAAGTGCGATAACAGGAAATGTGTAAACCCTGAGCATTTGTTTTTAGGAAACCAACAAGACAATATGGAAGACATGGCAAAGAAAGGCCGCCATGTGGGAACCAAAGGCTGGAAGGCTACAGATTTGCAGCGAATTGCCAGATCGCAGCAGATGAAAAATATTTGGCAAGAACGGCGCAGCAAAAGTGCTTAATTATGGAAGCCTTGATCGATTCCCTCGCAAGGGTTTGGTTCTTGGGGGTTGCGCTTGTTGGCGTAGCCGTCTATGCCGTGACTATTAAGACGCGTCTTGATTACCTGGAAAAGGACCACGACAGGCAGAACCATGCGCTGTGGGAACACGTTAATAGGCTAATCAAAGAGAAATCCAGTGAATGAGGCAAAGAAGCTTTGCAAGGATGTACTGATCAAGCCCTTTGAAGGGTTGGCAAAGCGCTTGCCTGATGGCCGTGTAACGGCCTATCCCGATCCCGGTACCAGAGGACATCCTTGGACCATTGGTTGGGGAGCCACCGGACCAGACATCAACCCCGATACGATTTGGACGATGGAGCAGTGCGAGGATGCGCTGGATCACCATGTGGAGTATTTTGTTCGTGGTTTGGTAAAGATGTCGCCAAACATCCAGAAGGCTCTTCCAAGACGCATTGCCGCTGTGACTAGCTGGGTCTACAATTGTGGCCTAGGAAACTATAGGGTTTCCACCTTCAAAAAGCGTATTGACGCGGGGGACTGGGATGGTGCGGCAAATGAATGCCTTAAGTGGAATAAAGCTGCCGGTCGTGTGCTTCCTGGCCTTACGAGGCGTCGTGCGGCTGAAGCTGCGTTGATGAGGTGATCCGTGTTAATAAAAATCTGTACAAAATGCAAGATTGAAAAACCGCAAGGCGAGTTTTATAAAAACACAAGAATGAAAGACGGGCTTAATACGTTTTGTATTATTTGCCACAAGACCGATAACGTTGCTAGAAAAGCAATAAATCGCAAAGATCCGTCATTTCTGGCAAAGGAACACGCGCAAAGAAAAATATACAGGGAAAAAAACCGAGAAAAACTTGCTTTAAATATGATCAAGTGGCGTGAAGAAAACGCAGACTACGTAAAAGAATACGGGAAGCAATATCGCCAAAAAAACAAACACTTAATAAATTTCCTTAGTCAAAAGCGCAAGATTGATTTAATTAATAGAACTCCCAAGTGGTTAGATGAAGAAGATCTTTGGATGATAGAGCAGGCGTATGACATTGCCATCAAAAGATCTGCGTCAACAGGGATTCAGTGGCACGTTGATCACATCATTCCTTTAAGAGGCAAAGTGGTTTCTGGTCTTCATGTACCAACAAACTTGCGAGTGATACCGTGGTATGAAAATCAAAGGAAAACTAATAAGTACGAGGTGAGCGATGCCTCTTACTAAGGTTATTTATAAAGCTGGCGTAAATAAAGAAAACACACGTTATACAAATGAGAACAATGGTTGGTATGTCTCTGACAAGGTGCGTTTCCGGCAAGGCACGCCAGAGAAAATTGGCGGCTGGGTTAGGATATCTCAGGCAGTTTTCCTAGGTATATGCAGATCACTTTGGAACTGGGTAACGCTAAGTAACGCAAACCTGCTTGGTGTAGGTACCAATCTAAAGTATTACATTGAGCAGGGTGGTGCGTATTACGACATCACGCCTATACGCAAAACGGAATCGGTTACGTTTTCGGCAGTAACGGCATCGCCATTCTCATCAACCATTACAGTGACTTGCGCTAATCATGGCGCGATATTAGGTGACTTTGTTACCTTCTCAGGGGCTGTGTCCTTGGGCGGAAACATCACGGCACCGGTACTGAATCAGCAGTATCAAATTACCTCTGTACCCACGGCTAATACGTTTACCTTTACGGCGACGGACCCAGCTACTGGGGCTACGGTTACATCAAATGCTTCAGATGTTGGTAACGGTGGCGGCTCTTCGCTTGGCGCTTTTCAGGTCAATACGGGTCCAGGTATTGCTCAGGTTCCGTTGGTTGGATGGGGTGCAGGCGCATGGGGTTCTGGATCATGGGGTGTAACGCCACAAGTCACAGATCCGTTACGCATTTGGAATGCAAACAACTGGGGCGAGGATCTGGTATACGGACCACGGGCTGCTGGTCTTTACTACTGGGATGCAACGAGCGGACTGACTTCTAGAGGTGTTGCGCTAAATAGTCTTGGTGGAACGGTAACGCTAACGATTGCTGGTCCATGTGTCGTGACGTTTGGCGTTGTCCTTTCAGAAGGTACGGCAGTATCGTTTTCAACCACAGGCGCATTACCTACTGGACTCACGGCTGGTACGACGTATTACTTGCGTAACGTATCAGGCTTGACAGCCAATCTTTCTGCAACGCCAGCCGGCGCTTTGATTACAACATCAGGGTCACAATCAGGTACGCAATCCATGGTTTTGGAGGATGTGCCTAAGTATCAGTACTCGCTGTTGGTATCAGATGCGCTGAGATATCTCATGGTCTTTGGCTGTAATGACATCGACTCATCGGTTGTAGATCCCATGCTCATTCGTTGGTGCGATCAAGAGTCCTTGGTTGACTGGCGGCCGGTTGCCGCGAATACGGCGGGATCTATCAGGCTGTCTCATGGTTCGCAAATCATCACGGTGCAGCAGCAGCGCCAAGAGATCCTTGTTTGGACAGACTCAGCTTTGTTCTCCATTCAGTACCTTGGAGCGCCGCTGGTATGGGGTTCACAAATACTGGCGGATAACACATCCATTATTGGTCCCAACGCTACGGCGGTTGCATCGGGTGTTACATACTGGATGGGCGTCGATAAGTTCTATCTCTATAACGGGCGGGTGCAAACGCTGAATTGTGATCTGCGCCGGCACGTATTTAATGACATAAACAGATACCAAAACTTCCAGGTCTTTGCAGGAACGAACGAAGGATTCAATGAAGTCTGGTGGTTCTATTGTTCAGCAAACTCAACCACTGTAAACAGGTACGTTGTTTATAACTACTTGGAAAACATCTGGTATTACGGTTCTATGGCAAGGACGGCGTGGAGCGACTCTGGCATCCGTCAGTACCCGCAGGCCGCAACATATAGCTACAACATTGTTGACCATGAGCGTGGTGTAGACGACAACGAGAGCGGTACAGCTACTGCTATCAATGCTTATATCGAGTCAGCAGAGTTTGATATCCAAGATGGACATAGCATGGGTTATGTCTACAGGATCTTGCCTGACATTACCTTTGAAGGATCAGAGGCGACATCACCGGCGGTTACGATGACGCTGATACCGATGATGAACTCTGGTTCTGGTTACAACAACCCGCAGTCAAATAGTGGGTCATCATCTGCGCCGGTTATTCGTACATCAACAACGCAAATTGAACAATTCACTGGGCAGGTTTACGTGCGCGTCCGCGGGCGGCAGATGATCTTCAAAGTGGAGTCAAATCAATTAGGTTGTACGTGGCAATTAGGCGCCCCAAGAATTGATATCAGGGCGGACGGCCGGGCAACAGGACAGGGCGCATGAGCTTAATTGTCACAACGGATTACGAACTTACAAGGATCGCAGCGCCAAGCCTACCGTTAGCGCCGAACGAATACTCTGCGTTTTACCAAGACCAGTACAGCAATGTCTTGCGTCTGTATTTCAACCGTCTTGACAATTTTCTGGC